ATAGTCCCCGAAATCAACAGGGTTGAAGCCTCCGCCGTTGTACTGGGCCTCAATCTTATATTCAATTCTCAGTCCTTTTAATGTGCCTGTGGCTTTTTTCTGGCGCGTTAAGGCAGGCGTGCCAACAGTAACTCTGACGGAGGTTACGTCAGTGTCTGTGATTTGCCTGGTTACTGGCGTGCCGTCTGCAAAGAAATCGCCTGTAGACGTGCCATCTGGCACCGTTGCCTTGGGGACTTCAACATTAACCAATGTGGTTGACTGGTTTGCGTCACCAATGTTCTGCAAAAACGACTGCGTTTGAGTGCCTAAACGGTTTTCAAACACCGCAGCACGCATGTCAAAGTTAAAGTTCTCAACAATGTCTGCGTCGTTTTTTGTCGAACTCGACGTAACAGTTGCTGCCGCTCCAAGGACAGGCGTTCCATTAAAAAACGTGTCCTTCAACGACGCTAGAAAATACGGGTTAGTGCCTACCGTCAGACCATCGGCTGAAGGGAAACCCTCAATCTCGCCTTCGCTAAGCAGGTCAATAATGCGTACAACCTGCTTTGAGTCATAAGTGTCCTTTGGCATGTCACTCCAGTGGGTCTACGTTCAGGCCGCTAGATATGACAACACTACCCACGATGACCTCTCCGTAAGCAACAGGTACTGGGATTCCTTCTCTTGAGGTGTTTTGCACCCCAGAAAAATTGAAGTTATTGCGCGGATCGTTGTCGATGTCAGGGGTTGGAATGGTCGGAGTCAGAAAACCAGCAACGCCTGTCAGGGCCAAACCAACGCCAATGTTGCCTACTGCAGCAGACGCTCCAACACCTCCTGAAAAACCACCTAGTCCAAAAGACAAAGACGCACCGCCGGTTGCGATAGCCGTGGCAATCAAGGCTGCACCAGCAATCGCCAGTAGCGCGTTTCTGAAAAAATTCGCGCCAGAGATGACTGGGATAATCCTGATTTCATCCTCACTCGACAACGGGTAGCCAAGCTGTTCAGGGTTTTGCCCTAGCTCCAGGCTGTACGCACCAGTTGAGACCGTGTAGTAGCCATCACGCATCAATGCACGCAGGCCAGGATAGTTAGACACCAAGAACCGCACAGCCTCGGCTGGTGTTCTTGCAAGCGCCTTGAAAGTTTTCTTGCCGCAGTGCTCAGCTAAATGCCCGTACACCTTGATTGTGCGAAGCATTGCTGATGGCCGCCATGCTCTTGCATTCTACCGACGCCTCAAGGGTCGATCTTGCACCAACTCTGATCTGACAGGCCATAGATAAACCATGGCAAACCGTACTGAGTGCAAGCCTTTTGGTCAGGTTCGCTTGCAATGGCAGGCGCACCAGGGTGGCTATGAACAACGGCTAAAACCGTGCCCGTGTCTTCTGCTGCTGCGTAGCCGAGCGGGTCAAGGATAAAAACATCGTCTTCATCACTCAAGTTTTTACAAGGCCAGTAGCGTTCAGCGCCATCAAGCAAAACCAGCAAGCCGCATGACTCTCGTGGTGTTTCTGCTTCTGCGTGACGAACAGCAGCCTGCTTCCAGTCTTCCGTCATCGGTTGACGCCAACAGACGGGAAGGAACCAAACGGGATTCCGCCGCTGTCATCGCCATTAGGAAAACGTAAACGGCAGTCACTAACTCGCTTACCGCAGGTGCCCGACACCTCTACTGGGGTTGATCCGCCTTGCACCACTTGTGGTTCTGACGTGATTGGTGGATTGCTAGATGACCAAACCACATCCGTACCATCAGAATCTTCAACCACTAAAACGCCATTGTTCTTCAGGCGCAGTTGCTTGTTCAAAAAGCCAGTTGCTGTGACCTTGTAACCAGCACCAGCCTCTTGCAGGGTGCCTTCTGTCGGGTGGTTGCTGCGGAATGGGTTGCCGCTAGTCAGCGTGAGCTTGGCAATCCAGTCTTCGTTGTTCTTCCAAAAGCCGGTTTGGCTGTTGATTGTGATGCCTGTGATCGTGTTCCAGCCAAACCCTGTGTAGTTGGTGTTGTCTTTTGAGTAATGATCCGCAGGCAAGGCAATAGAGGTCAGGTTGAAAGTGATGTTGACAGAACGGCTGCCGTACTCAGGATGCGTCTCGGTGAAATTTTTTGTCGCCGTTGTTGTTAAACCAGCTGAAGCAGGGCTGCTGCCTTTCAGCTCCCAAGTGAAACCACCTGAACGACCTTGCTGCACGTCGGCTGGATACCACTGGTCAGTGCCATCAACGCTCAAACGAGTCAAAGACGAGATCTGACCAAGCTGATTGGTATCAATTCCAGTCCAAACAACAGAGCCGCCAGCGTAATCACTGCGGGCCACGTCGTCGTTGTATAAAACAAGATTGCCATCAGCCTGCATTACAAGCGAATAGCCATTTGCGTTTACGCCAATGTTTGTATTGGTTGCCCAGATTGCGCTATCTGTGCTGCCGCCTGGTTTCTTGTAGATGACGAAATTGCCGTCCTTTTGCATCTTGGCGGTGAACCAGCCGTTCTGAGAAACCAATGCCTCGTTTTCGTTCAGCTGTGAACCCGCAACAAGCTTATCTGCGTTGGTTGAATAGCCAAAATTCGTAGCAGCCACTGATGTTTGCGGCGCACCCTGTGCCGTAAATTCTGTGCCCTGGTAGCCGCTGAACTGCGTTGCGTTGTAGCCGCACTCTTTGCCTTGGTACTCCCACTGGCAAAGGTTTTGCATGATTAGACGACGCGGTGCCTTTGTGTTCGCCATGTCAAAAGACGACACCAACTCAAACTCAACAAAGTCTCTGTTCTCAGCAACCTTGCGGTCGATGTAATACACCTCTTTCGGTAGCTGTGCTGAATCCGAGGAGTCTGGGTTGCCATAAGGGTTTACGCCGTCTTCCCAGTTATCGCTGTCAAGAAAACGGCTAAGAGTCCGGATCCTTGTAATCTGCGCTCCGTTCAGGTCGTTGCCTGGCGTGATTTGGTTGACGCCAAGCAACAAAGCTGTCATCTGACTGTTGAGGTTGGCAAAACGGATTGACGGCCTAGGCAACGTTCCATCACCTTTGAACTCAAATCCTGTCGCCTCTACAGGCAGCGGAATGTATGGAGTGCCCCCGTACTTAATAGAGAAAGCGTCAATGATGTCGTCCGAACCGGCAGGCAGAGTCGTTTTACGGTTACGGCCAGCGTGGAAGTAATACTCGCCAGCATCACCGTGCAGCTCCTGAAAAAGCTTTAGCTCAAACAGCTCAATAATTGCAAAAGGGCTTGAATTGAGAAGCTCCTCAAACGCAGTGCTCATGGCTCAATAACTTGCTGGAACGTTGCAGTGATCGTTGCCCTGTTCAAATACGGTATGGACTTGGACCAGTCTTGGCAAATCCACTTGTAGGTCTCCGTTTCATCTGGTGGCGACCATTCAAAGTGTTCCGCTCCAGCACGAGCTTCAAGAAAGGTCTCGATGGTGTCAGCATCAGTTTCAGACACCTCAAACTTCAAGCTCCAAGTCTTTAGGTCGGTATTCAATCCGAAGCGCAGGCGACTCGAATATCCGTCACCGAATTGCACGTTTCGCACAGTCGGCCTGCTGCGCTTGCTTGCCCCGTAAGTCGGGTTGATCGAAGGGAAAGTAGCCATCAGCGTGTAAGCAGACCACCAGGCCGCTTCTGTTTAATCAATTCTGCCTGCACTGCCTGCCCTATCAAGCGACCAAGCTGATCGGCGTTCCCTTGGTTGCCTTGAACCTCGGTGCCAGAAGCATCGACGTTGACGACCACGTTCATGTTTCCACTAATTGCAGAGTTCGGCGCAATACTGCCGGTGCGACCCGGCGTAAACAACTCAGGGCCACGCTCACCAACCATGTAAGAGCGCCCGCCTTGCACAGTGCCGCCATTTGCCCTTTTGGGGAATAAAGCGCCAAGAAGACCACCGCCGCCAAAACTTCCGACGCCTGCTGATATGAATTGACCGGCAAGCTGACGCAAGATGCCAGACAAGGATTCGCCTAGTGATTTGCTGCCATCAATTGCGCCCATGATCGCGCCAGTGATGCCCTGCTCAATCGTTTGAGCTATTCCGTCAAACGCAGTTTTTACCTTGTCAGAGGTTTGTCCTAGCTTCTCTGCGTTGCGGTCGGCTTCATTAAGTGCATCGGCAATTGCTTTGCCCGCAGCCGCTTGCGCATCAAGTTGGTCTTGAATGTTCCCGAAAACGCTTGCAGAGCCAGCTTCTGCTAAAGCCTTCGCCATTCCGGTAAGGCCAGTTTCCTCAGTGCCTTTGCCTCCGCCACCGCCCCTTCCTGACAATAACGTTGGCACTGTTTGTATTGTCGGCGCAGTAACTACTGGGCCTCTTGCACCTTCAACCCTACGCTGAACCTCTCTGTTAATTAAGTCATTTGTTATTTGGGAAACAACTGAAGAAGCTGATCCCTTGTACGTTTTACCCAAGTGCCGGACAACAACCTCACCTGCACCAAAAGGCCCGCCAGGCATTGGCCCGGCAAACCTCATAACTTCTTGTTCAGCCTCTTGCTTAAACAGTTGTTTCTGCCGATCAGTTATCGAAGCAGCAGCAAAGGCTCGATTTATATTGTCAACGACATTTATAGCAAGCGTAAGGACGCCTTTTAAAGCGGGGCTTAGCTTCTCCCCAATTTTTTGCGCTATGCGCTCAATTCCGTCAACTAAAGTGCTGAACTTTCCTGCCAAAGTATCTGACTGAGCGATTGCACCATTCGCGTATTTACCGCCCGTTTCCGTAATGTTTTGCAGAGCCAAGTTGACGGCATCTGCGCTAATGCGGCCGCCCTCAAGAGCTTTGCGGAACTCATCCGCTGTTAGGCCATACATCTTCTGCAGCTCGTCTTGAAGGCTTACGCCACGCTCCTGCAGTTGCAGCAGCTCTTCACCCTGCAACCTGCCCTTTGCTTGGATCTGACCAAAGGCCGTAGCGATGCCGCCAAGGTCTGCCCCAGTTGCGCCAGCGACATCAGCTAACCGCTTCGTGACATCAACAACCTCTTCTGTTTGAAAGCCAAAGGCTTTGAGTCGTTTGGCCGTTTCGATCAACTCACCACTTGTGAATGGCGTGACAGCACCAAATTGCTGCAGCTCGGTGATGATGTTGCGAGCGTTGCCTAGCGAACCAGTAAGAACTTCGAGACTTTTTGTTTGGCGCTCAAGCTCTGCCGTTTTGAAAATAACGAACTTGCCTGCCTGAAAAACGCCAAAACCAGCAGCAAGACCACGAATCGCCTTGCCAAGGTTGTTGACTCCCTTGGATGCTTTATCTGCAGCCTTGCCCGTATCCCTTATCCCTTTGTTGGTCCTACGGATACTGTTCTGCGCTCCGTTGGCAGCCTTCTCTAGACGTTTAGTGCTGTTCGTAATCTTGCTGAGCTTGCCGCTGGCCTGATCGTTCAGCTTGATCAGCAGGGTTACGTCCTTTGCCACGGCTGCCTAGCAATAAGTCAATACTACCGCCGCCTTTGCTTTGC